TCATCCAAAAGAACAGAAACTTGAGTGGGTTCTTCTGGTGTAGCGAAGTGTGAATGAAATTTGAATCCGGAAGGTCTATTGAAAACTATCCAATTTAATGCTCTGAGAATTGCAGACTTTCCGGATTGACTTAATCCATATATTACGTTTATTCCATCCACAAAATCAAGTTTGGTTTCTCTATGACTTTGAAAGTTCTGGATTGTAAGATTTTTAAGCATGTATTATTCCTCATAAAGTTCTCCAAGGGAGTTGTTGATCAATAGAGTTTGTGCTACGGATAAAAGAAAATTGGTTTCAACCAAGTTAATGGAGGCTGATATTACAGGAGAATCTTCATGATCTACTCCAATGATAACAAGTTTCTTTAATTTACCTTTCATTTGTTCCAAGAAATAATCTGGTTCATGTATTTCTTCCTCAATAATATCCTCAGTAGCTTGGAAACAATCTTTCCCGATACTAATTATTTTTGCCATACCCAATCCTTTCAAGAAGATTAAAGAAACTATCAGCATCCATTACAACAACTGGCTTATCATGATTCTTCTTCACAATCAAAAGCCAATCAGTGCTGTCCATTTGATTGGCTTTTGCCTGTTGAATGAACTGATTCATAGACCATGTTTCCTGACATTTAGTTTCTATGCTGAATGGAAATCGTTTGAGAGCTTCACCGATCAGTCTGACATCTGTTCCTGATTGACCCATTTCCCTGGATGCAATTAATTCATCCTTACCACATGGAATAGATAATAGTTCGGATATTTTCTTTGCTGCCCATTTTTGTAAATTCCTGCCCTTTTGTTTTCTGGAAGCAATTGAAATGGGTTTCTTTTTATCAGGCTTCTTCGTAGAGCATGTCGTCTTTGATGTAGCCAATGGAAGCTCCTTCCTGAAATCTACTACTTTCACATATAAACTGACACATTAAATAGGAACATTGAATAACGGCAGCAGTCCTTATACAAAAAGGAATACCTTCAATGGTCAGGGGATTGTCTGATTGGTCTATGGTACAGCCATATTTATTTAAGTCCAAAATGTTTCTCCCAAGAACTGAAATCTTTTATAAAGGAATTAAAAGAATACATATTGAATATGTGTTGAAATCTACTTCTTGATAATTCATTTTTCTTAGTCCTCATGATATTGATAGGCACTGGCCCATGAATGTAAGGAAGATAAACAAGTTTCTGGTTGAAGTCAACAAGCATTTTATTCTTCTGTATTTCTTGGAATGCTTTTGAATGATTGATCTCAGACTTCAGATACTTTACAGCAGTTTTTTCTCCAACACCATTTATACCTTGTACATTGTCTGAACTACAGCCAGTTATGCACTTGATTACACGATAATTTATTGGATGAAGATTACCGTAGTTCTCTCTGAAGTTGTGTTCAGTGTAGAAAGACTTCTTAATGATGTTATAGATTTTGACTGTAGGACGGAGTACCTGATATAAATCCTGGTCTGTAGAAACAATAACAAACTCATCCTTTGGATGATGAATAATGAAATGGACGATTAAATCATCTGCTTCATACCCGGACTGAAGGAATGAATTACTGAAACCAAGACCAGGAATTACATCTCTCCTCAATTCAGTGATCTGATTGTAAAGACACATACGATCTTCATGATGTTCATCATTGGACTTGATACGATTCGCTTTGTATTCTGGATAGATTTCTTTACGGAAATTCTTTCTTGAATCCCAAAGGAATACAAAGCGATTAGATTCTATCTTTTTGGACAATGACAACAACTGTTTCAGAACACCAAATATGACACCCACTTCCTTATCATCATTGGATAGATTTCCCATCGAATGATAAGAAATATGACAAAGGTTATTCATATCCAATAGAACATACGGTTTCATTTATTCTCCATACTTGGGTTCACGATCAAGTTTGATTTTCTCTTCAATATCATTCCATACTTTCTCTGTGATTTTATCCAATTTACTTGTCAGTTTATTTTTCTCAATGTGATCGATCAATTTCTCTTCAGAAAGAGAAACATCAAATTCAGCAGCATCTATTGTTTTGTTTTTCTTCCAATGTTTCTCTTCCACCAAGAATTGAATACAACTGGCTATTGAATCAACTCCGTAATCATAATACAAAGGGAACTCAATGTTTCTTTTCTTCCCGGTCAGTTTATTTTTTGAGATTTTCGCAAAGACATCTGTTCCAATTTCCCGTTCCATTTTCTTGTGCTTCTTTCCAACAGCCAACCAGATTTCATGTGTGCAGTAAAACTTTAGAGCCTTACCACCTGATCTGGTCTTTGGAGCGAAAAGTGATCCATACCCGATGGAATCCCTTGTCTGAGAAATAATCAAAACGAATGAATTGGACTTTTTAATTTTACGGACGATGACACGCATGATCTCAGCGATCATCCTCGGTTTCTCAGTTTTAAAACTTCCTCCCTTATTACTTTTTTCTTTCGCATATTCTTCTGCTCTTTTCTGTTCTTCCACACAAGTAAGAGCATCAAGACTATCAAGCACATAAATAAAAGGGGTTGGATCATTCGTGAGAGAAACAACAGTTCCATAGAAATCTTCCACTGTGTCTGAGGATATTTTCTCAACTCGTTCTGATGTTTTTGTGCCGAACATCTTTTTAACATTGATTTCCAATGCCGCTTCCACATCATCATATATAATTTTATAATCTTTAAATGTAGGATCATTACAAACTTCAGCAAGCATTGACCATGCCAATATTGTTTTTCCTGATGAACTATCTCCGATCAGATTGGCAATCTTACCTGCTCCGTATGCTCCTTTAATAGAGTCGGAACAGGCAAGATTCAAAAGAGTTGAACCTGAAGGGATGAGAAAAGCCGGTTCCTCATCCTTCAGGTTCTCTATTGTGATCTGATCTGAAGAAGGTTTTCTCTTCTTCAGTTTCATTTATTTCTTTCCTTTACCTTTCTTGGGTTTGTCTTTCTTCTTTGCAGCTTCCAATTTCTCTGCTTCATCTGAACAGTCATCCCAGATCGGACAGGTTTTACATTCCTTGTGCTTGTCAAGACCAGTACCAAAATCATCTACAGCACAGGTTTCATCCTCATTTGATTCTTCATCTTCAGGTTCTTCTTCTGTTTCTTCCTCTTCCTCGGTTTCATCTTCATCATCTTCAGCCGGAAAAGCCTCATCATCATCGTCAGGTTCTTCTTCCTTCTGCTTCTTCATACGATCAAGTCTGGATTCAACATTCTTCTTTGCAGCCTTTTCTTCTCCGTAGAATGCAGTGGACACATCATCATTACTCGGATGCATTTTGATAACATCATCCAATGGGAAAATCTGTGAAAGAATATCGTCAGGAATCGGTTCATCACGATCAACAAAACGATGACCAAGATACGATACCGAATCCCGATCTGTTCCTGTAGCGTCTTTGTATTTGCCTGTAATCTTCACTGAGAAGGCAATACTTTTTCCGGAGTCGATATCAGAGAATGCAATGGCTCCACCGCCACGAGGCGACTTTGCAATCTCATCCACATGATTTTCAAAGAAGTAATGAGACACTTCCCAAATCTGTAATCCTTTTTCTTCTTCTTCCGGAGTATCATGTACCCATACCAAATATACAGTTCTTCTTTTTGGTGAAATCTTTTTCCAATCATCCAGAGGAAGTCTGTTGTTCGCAATGTATTCACAAATTGGATCGTTCTTTTTAAAGTTCTTGGTTTGACACACAAACGGTTCCCGTAGTGTTCCAACACCAGCATGAACATACAGATCAACGATATAGGCCAGTTCACCTTCAGCTACTTTCGGATGATTCTTTCCTGCGAAGAATGGGATGATGTCAATGATGTGATCACCTTTACCACATTTCCAGAATCCAATTCCTTCAGGGATTTTCTCAGCATCAAAGATGGTTGGATAAGACTGTTTATCATCTTTGGTATCAACCTGTTCCTGATGTCTCTTTACAAGATTCTCTTTTTGTTTTTTGAATTTGTCACGAATAGATGGTTTAGCCATTTAAAATTCTCCTTTATTTTTTCAGTCTTTTTGATTTGTTTTGATTCAGTTTATTGGTTATTTCATTTTGAGTTTCATCATGTTTTTCTTCGATGGAAGGATTTGGAAGCATCGGACGACTGGCAAAATATCCGGCCACATAAAGTTCCGAAAGTCCTTCCAGAGCTTTTCTTTTCGCTTCGATTGAGTTGGTCATGTTTTTGATTTCTTTTACTTTGTGTTCAGCTTCAAAGTATCTTTGCATAGCCTCCTTGTATTTGGGGTTAAGGACGATAAGAGAGTTGATTGCAGATTCAGTCGGTTTAGGAGTTACATTTTCTCTGATCTCAAGATCAATTTCAGCTTTGGTTATGTCCAATTTATCTTTCAATCTGGTTCTCAACATTTCAGCTTCCAACAACTGTACACCATATTTGTGGGACAGTTCCGGTTGTTGCAACCATGCTTCATCCAGTGAGTGCATATCCAGTTTTAATTCATTCATCTTCATTCCTTTCAATATAGATATATTTAATGAAGTATTCTTTCTTTCCAAAACTACCATCTTTTTGTTTCTCAAAACCTTCTAATCTGTAACTGATATTTTTGTTGCATGAATTTATTTTTATGTTTGAGACTTTGAATATACCATCAAAAGTTTCAGTTCCAATAGTTATTCCATGTTTATCTTCAAGAAGTTTTAGACATTTTTCTTTAATCTCAGCTATCATTTCTGTTTTACGTTTTTCTAAAAGAAGTAATTCTTCCTCGATAACTTCAATGGTTTCAAAAACTCTTTCTTTATTCATCGTTTAATCCTTTTGTAAAGTAAACTGAAACATTTTTAATAAACATTTCTCGTTTTGAATATTCACCGTCTTTCTTTTTTGGAGTTCCACGTAATGAATAAGTGATTTCAGACCCGATTCCAGAATAAACATGTGAATCTATTTTTGTAATTTTAAAATATGTTTCTGAATTCCAAGAATCCTTTTCCTTGTAAAACTCAGAACCGATTTCTATTCCTTTTTCATTTTTAAGAATCTGTAAACAATGCAGCTTTATTATTTCTGTTAGATTATTAATTTGTTTTTGATGTTCTTTTTGTTCTTCCAGTTTTGCTTTAATGATTTCGAAAATCTCTTCTTTATTCATTCACACCTCTATTATAGCATGTTTGATAAGGTTTTATTCAGTGCAACATAAATAAACAGACAAGATCAAACCAGCTTTTCCGGAGTCATAATAATTTTCCGTAAAATTAGAGGCTATATTGGCCGATATAGACGCATTTGAATCAGAGAGCATGACTTTGGTCATGTAACCGAGAACGCCTCGCCTGATTGATTCTGGCTCGCCCTCAATCGTTTTTAAAATCTCTTGGCAGTTCTTCCATCTGGATTTTGAGTTCAACTTTGGATCAAGTAATGTCCTGCACAGATCAATGACAGATGATTCAGACTTTGTGGCTTTGGTTATAATCTCTATTCCCTGGTCTTTATCCATATCGAGAATCATATCCAAATACTTCAATGCCATGCCTGGAGAGCCATCTGATTCCTTTATGATCTTATCCAGTACTTCCTTATCAACTTCTTTCTTCTCCTTTTTAAGGATAGTTTTGAAAAGATTATTCATCTCACTTCTGATGAGTGGGGTTACTTCTCCATGGAAACATCTTCTCTTGATCGTGACCTTGAGCTTATCCGGTTCAGTTGTGGTCAGAACAATGTACACATCCTTTGGTGGTTCTTCCAAGAAGTGTAATAATCCCTCCAAAGAAGCTCCAGTTAATTGATGGCTTTCTTCCAGAATATAAATTCTTTTATTATTGGTTCCATGTAAAGGACTATACTTCGTGGAATCTATGATTTCCCTAATAGTATCAATACCACGAGTATTAGCTGCGTTATAAACATGTCGATTAATCTCATCTATCCTCAATTCATTTGCAATGATTCTTGCTAATGTAGATTTTCCTGAACCTGACTTACCAGTGAAGAGGAATGACTGTGGAATTTCTTTCTTCCTTGAAAGAACCTGAGACAAAGATTCTTTCAAGGAAGTATTGCCGAAGAAATCCGCCAATACAGTTGGACGATATTTTGTATTAAGCATTTCTTGCCTTCAGTTCCTTAATGATTTTTGATTGAACAAATCTTTTTGCTTCTTTATATAAAACATTCTCCCTGTTTCTTAAATCTTTGTCATTATCAAATTCATCGAATGTTCCTTCAATTCGACAGGCAACTCTGATAGATTCAAAATTACCGGCATTGGCTGTTTCTCCATATTCAATTTCTATTCTCATGATGCCACCATAGCTGAATGTTCCTGTTCAAATTCATCTGGAGTCATTTCTTCAGAAAAAACTTTACAATCCCCA